TAATGCTAGAAGAATACTTCGCTAAGATCAAGAAAGATCTTGCTCCTGAGGATTATCAACTAGAAGTATCCCAGCATCCGCGGAATATTGAAGAAGCTTTTGCAACTAGATCCGTATCCTTATTCCCTTCTCATTTAGTTGCTGCACAAAAGAGAAGAATAGAAAATAAAGAATATCTCACAGAATATGTTGATCTATCTAGAAATGCAGATGGAACATGGCTTGTTGAGAAGAGTAAAAGACTTCCTGTAAGCAAGTTTCCTGTAGAGAAAAATTCTGAAGATAAATCCGGTGTAATTGTTGTGTATGAGAGGCCTGATCTGAAAGCTGACTGGGGCACATATTACGCGTCTATTGACCCCGTGTCTCAAGGTAAGACCACAACATCTGAATCATTGTGCTCTATATACATTTACAAGATACCTATTGAGGTGACTAGAAAAGATGGGGAGGATATAAAAACATACATAGAGCAGGATAAAATAGTTGCACAATGGTGTGGGCGCTTTGATGACATCAATGAAACTCACAAGAGATTAGAAAATATGATTGAGTGGTATAATGCCTGGACTCTTGTTGAGAGCAATGTTCCCGGTTTTCTAACACACATGATGAAGCAAAGGAAACAGAAATATCTAGTTCCTAAGAATCAAATTACTTTCAGAAAAGATCTTGAAAATATTCAGGGTCATAATCAGGAATACGGTTGGCGCAATACAGGCACAATTTTTAGAGCTCACATCATACCTTACTTACTTGACTTCTGTAAAGAAGTATTAGAAGAGACAACTACTGAGGATGGTAAGGTTGTCAAGATAACATACGGCATTGAAAGAATTCCTGATGGAATGGCTATGGTTGAGATGCAGCAGTACAGAGATGGTCTCAACGTGGATAGATTGATTGCTCTAGGTGCGCTTATAGCTTTTGCTAAAGTGCAAGAAGCAAATAGAGGTATCAGAAAGAGGTTTGATACTACAGACAAAAAAGAATTGGATAGCTCAAAAAATTTATATAAATTTACTAACTCTCCTTTCCGTCATATCGGAGGGGGGTCTTCACCATTGGATAAAAGGCCTTCAAGAAACCCATTTAAGAATATAAGATAAAGCTATGCAAGTATTAAACGCAATGCAACTCAAGTCCGGTAAAAAGGCTGAGTATAATAGGATGGGTTCCATAACTCAGCCTTTACAATTTTTACCAAGAAAAGAAAAAGACCCAGAGTGGACAGCTTGGAATCTTGATTGGCTTGAGTGGAACGGTCTTAAGCAACTTCGCAGAAATGCTAGAAGGCTTATGAAAAACTACAAGCTGGCTAAAGGAGTTATTGATAGAGCAGATTATATTGTTGAGAATGATAATGAGATGAGAGAACTTGTGGATACTCTTACAAAAGAAGATCCAAGTATTTTAGAATTAAAGTTTTATCCAATTATTCCAAACATTATTAATGTTCTGACAGCAGAGTTTGCTAAGAGAAATACTAAAATTACCTTTCAAGGAGTTGATGAATACTCATACAATGAGCAATTAGAAGCTAAGAGAAACCAAGTTGAACAAGTACTTCTTCAGAAAGCTGAACAAAAACTTTTGGCCAAGATGCTTGAACAGGGCTTGGATCCTGAGGATCCTGAAGTTCAACAACAGATGGAACAACAAATGGCTCCAGAAAATTTAAAGACTCTTCCAGAAATTCAAAACTTTTTTAATAAAGATTATAGATCCATGTGTGAACAGTGGGCTATGCATCAAACTAAGATTGATGAAGAGCGCTTCAAGATGGATGAGCTAGAGGAGAGGGGTTTCCGTGACATGCTTATTACAGATAGAGAGTTTTGGCATTTTAAGATGCTTGAAGATGACTATGATGTTGAGCTTTGGAATCCGGTTACAACCTTCTACCATAAATCTCCTGAAGCAAGATATATTTCTCAAGGAAACTGGGTTGGTAGAGTTGAGATGATGACTGTTGCAGATGTTATTGATAGATACGGATATACCATGACTGAAGAGCAAATGGCATCCCTTGAAGCTATCTATCCTGTGAGATCTGCCGGGTATCCTCTACAGGGTTACCAGAATGATGGATCTTACTATGATGCTACCAAGTCTCATGATTGGAATACAAATATGCCGTCCTTGGCCTATAGACAGTTTACTTCTATGTATGATAACTTTATCTACAATGGTGGAGATATCATTAACTGGATCCTGGCTGAAGGAGAAGACTACGCACCTATGGGAGCAGCCTTCTTGTTGCGCGTGACTACAGCGTATTGGAAGTCTCAAAGAAAAGTGGGTCATCTAACTAAGATCACTGATAGCGGAGAAGTTATTACAGATATTGTTGGGGAAGACTATAAGATTACAGATAAACCAATCTATGATACAACTTTATTTAAAAATAAAGATAAAGATAATCTAGTCTTTGGAGAGAATATTGATTGGATCTGGATTAACCAGACTTGGGGCGGAGTTAAAATAGGTCCTAACCATCCTAGCTTCTGGGGTATGAATAACCCCGGAGGTGTCAATCCTATGTACTTAGGTATTGATCAGAATAAGATAGGACCTTTAAAATTCCAATTCAAGGGTGATTCTACTCTTTACGGATGTAAGCTGCCTGTAGAGGGAGCTGTCTTCAATGATAGAAATACAAGATCAACTTCTATGGTTGACTTAATGAAGCCTTTCCAGATTGGATACAACATTGTAAACAACCAAATAGCGGATATCCTTATTGATGAACTAGGCACGGTGATCATGTTAGATCAGAATGCCTTACCACAACATTCTTTAGGAGAAGACTGGGGTAAGAACAATTTCCAAAAAGCTTATGTAGCCATGAAGAACTTTCAGATTCTTCCTTTGGATACTACTCTTGGTAATACAGGGGGATCAATGAGCCAGCATCCTTTTCAAGCATTGAATCTAGAACAGACTCAGCGTATGATGTCTAGGATCCAGATGGCTAATTATTTCAAGCAACAGTGCTATGAACTAGTAGGTGTTAGTCCACAAAGGTTAGGCCAACAGATTGGTCAAACCGATACTGCAAAAGGTATAGAGCAGGCCATGGCCGGTTCTTATGCCCAGACAGAACCCTACTTTATCCAGCACAGTGATTACTTGATGCCTCGTGTACATCAGATGAGAACTAATTTAGCACAGTTTTATAACTCTACAAAACCGTCTCTGAGACTTCAGTATATCACATCTAATGATGAGAAGGTAAACTTTGAGATGAATGGTACCGATCTCTTATTAAGGGATCTTAATATTTTTGCAACAACTAAGGCTAATCAACGGGCCATATTAGAGCAGATGAAGCAATTATCCGCTACTAACAACACGGCCGGTGCTAGTATCTATGACCTAGGAACTATTATGCAGGCAGAATCTATGGCCGAGCTTAACAACTCTCTTAAAGGAATTGATGCAAAAACAGCAGCTGTCCGCCAGGAAGAGCAACAACATCAGCAGCAGATGCAAGAGCAAGAGAATCAAACACGTCTTCAAGAGAAGCAGTTACAACTTGATCATGATATGCAAGAGAAAGAAAAAGATAGAAGAAAAGATATTCTCATTGCTGAGATTAAGTCTGCCGGCTATGGTGCTATGCAAGATATCAATCAAAATATGCAGTCTGATTACTTGGATGCTCTTGGAGAAATCAAGCAATCTGAGGAGTTTCAACAGTCTATGAATCTTCAAAATAGTAAAGAGACTAATAGATTGCAGAATGATAGAGAAAAAGTCCAGATTGAAAGAGAGAAACTTCAGGCACAGATGAGCATGAAGCAGACAGATCTGCAAATCGCGAGAGAAAATAAGAATAAATTTGATAAGAAAACACCTGCACCAAAAAAGAAGAAATAACCTATAGCTATATATTACAATAATTTTAATAGGGGCTAGAGTACTTATTTCAAATGTATAAAGTTTATTTATTAGATTTGCTAAAGAATGAAAAATAGTCAATTAAACCAACAACTATGACAGAAAAAGATACAACAACGGTTCATCAAGCTGAACTCAGCATTGATGAAATTTTAGGAACACCTAGTGGTGCCAACATTATAGTGCCTGATCAAGAAGATAAACCGGCAACAATGTTCTCAAGACCTGCAAAGGCTGACATATCCTTCCTAGACAAACAAGAGGAGCAGACAGAGGACAAATCTGATGAATCAAAAGATTCAAAAACTACTACAGAAGATGCAACAACTCAGTTAAATGATCTAGTTGCTGAGAAGCCAGAAGATAAAGAAGATAGCGGTAGCAAAAAAGCAGCCGGAAGACCTACTAACCTAGTAGAGTTAGGAACCCGTCTTATTGAAAAAGGCATTCTAGTTCCTTTTGAAGGAGAAGAAGATGTAAGCAAATACACTCTCAAAGATTGGGAAGAGCTTTTTGAATCAAATGAAAGTGCTAAGAAACCTAAGCTTAAAGAAGAAGTTTCAGTTGAGTTCTATGAAGGACTTCCGGAAGAGTTTCAATATGCCGCACATTACTTTGCAAATGGCGGAAAAGATCTAAAGGGTTTATTCAAATCTCTAGCTGCAGTAGAAGAAATTCGCCAGTTAGATGTAACAGATGAATCCAGCCAAGAACAGATCATTAGAAGTTATTTACATGCTACCAACTTTGGTACAGCAGAAGATATAGAAGAGGAGATTGACAGTTGGAAAGACCGTGATGAATTAGAAAATAAGGCTAAGAAATTCAAGCCAAAATTAGATGCTATGCAGGAGCAGATTGTAGCAAGACAATTGCAACAACAAGAAGGCCTGCGTAAACAGCAACAAAAACAAGCCGCGCTATATACTGATAACATATACAAAACACTTGAGCCGGGTGACTTAAATGGACTTAAGCTAGATAAGAAAACACAGAATTTATTATTCTCAGGATTAACTCAAGCTAATTATCCATCAATGAGCGGATCAAATACTAATCTATTAGGTCACTTACTAGAGAAGTATCAATATGGAGAACCTAATCATAGTTTGATTAGTGAAGCCCTTTGGTTATTAGCTGATCCTGAAGGATATAAAGCTAAAGTAAAAGCTGTAGGTGGTAAAGATCAAGTAGAAAAAACAGTAAGAGTTTTAAAAACAGAGCAAAGCAATAAATCAATAACTACTCAAGAAGAAGAAGATGATAACCCAAACAGAACTAAGAAGTCAACCGGTATACAAAGACCTGCTGGTGGATTCTTTCAAAGAAATAAATAACAATAATAAACTATAATTATAAACTAAAAACAAAAATCAAAAAAAAACATGGCAACTCCAGTATTAAACAATGGTATATTCTTGCGCGACACGAACTACCAGGCTAGTTCTCACTTAGACTCATATCACTTAGTGAATATGTTAAAGGATGCAGAACCTATGGATTTAGGACCAGTAGACATTTGGGCCATGGCTCAAAAAGTTGAAATGCCTTTATACCAACTATCCTCATTTGGTGGTAAGAATATCATCATGGTTGAGAATGCTCGCGGTGAATACAAGTGGCAAACTCCGGTTAGCCAAGATCTTCCTTACATCATTGAAGACATTGAACCATTAAACATGGTTAAAGGTGTAGATGGTACAACCTTCAAAATTAAAATCAACAAGCGCGAATTTGGACATGGTGATATCATCACTTATGACAAGTACAACGGTTGTGAGATGTACATTACAGCAGATGATATCCTACCTATGGGTGATGGCTTTATCTACACTGTACAGTTAGTGAACAATGATAACTACAAGTTCCTTGAGAACAAGTACTTATCACCTCAAACTAAGTTATTCCGTAAAGGTTCTGCCCGCGGGGAATATGGTGAGAGATTCTCTGACATCTCAACCCGCTCAGGTTTCCGTGAGTTCTACAACTTCGTAGGAGGAGCAGAAGCTCATGTACACTATTCTATCTCATCTCGTGCAGACTTGATGATCAAAGGTGGTATGGCTGCTGATGGTACAGTTCCTGTAACTGAGATCTGGCGTAACTTTGACAAGCAATTAGATCCGGCAATCTCTAAGATTGAAGATGTTGCAAGTAAAATGGGTAAAGATTACTTAAAGCGTGCTGTAGGTAATGGTACATTAACCCGCACTTTCTTAACTACTATGGAAGCTGCTCACTTAACTAAGATTGCTACTGACATTGAGACCTACTTAATGTGGGGTCATGGTGGAAGGATTAAGCAAGATGGTCCAGATGACATGCGTTTATCAGTAGGTTTATGGAAGCAATTAGACAACTCATACAAGCGTGTATACAACAAGGCCAATTTCTCTTTAGAGTTATTCCGTGCTGAGTTATATAACTTCTATGCAGGCCGTGTTGAATTCCAAGGTCCAGATCCTAAGCGTCAGCTTATTGTTCAGACTGGTATGGGAGGTATGCGTCTAGTTAATGAAGCTATTAAGCGTGAAGCAGTTAACACAGGTTTAGTGATAAACATGGGTGACGGTAAAAATGGTGGTGGTGGTATTGGAGCTATCACAGGTCAAGGTATGGATCTTAACTTTGGATTCTCATTCACAAGTTATGTAATTCCATTCTTAGCTAATGTGAAGTTTGTACTTAACCCAGCATTTGATAACTTACACACTAATGATATTGAGAATCCAATTATTGATGGTAACCCGTTATCATCATATAGCTTTGTGATTTTTGATATTACTGATACCGGTAATGATAACATCTTCATGTTGAAATTATCTTGGGATAACCAGTTAAAATGGTTCTACCAAAATGGTACTATGGACTACATGGGAAGAACTCAAGGGTTCCAATCTAGTGGCCAGTTCAATGGTTACCGTGTGATGATGACACAAACAATGCCGGCAATTTGGGTGAAAGACCCAACTAAGGTGTTGAAGATTGTGATGCGTAATCCTGTTACAGGAGGAAGCTTCTAATATTTGTGCTAGGAAAGAGATTTTTCATACTTCTCTCTCCCCATAAGCACTCACAACCTGAGGACGCGATCA